GTTTTTTTTCTTTTCTTGCCAAAAGGTATGATACTGGAGTATATTAGGGGTATGGCTACACTAGCAAAGAAAATACGGCAACGGCTGGGCGTTACGCAGTACAGAATAGCACAGTTGTTGCAACGCACGCCGCGCGGTTATCGGATGTTTGAAAACGACAGTAAGCGACTGTTATTGCGTGATTTTGTTGTGCTGAAGATAGCTAGCGGAATGTCATGGGAGGAGTTTGGCAGGTTAATTACGGAGATGGTAAATAACGATGAAGATTAAACAAGTTTCAACCGAGGCGCTGATACCGTATGCGCTTAACAATAGGCGTCACAGCGAAAAACAGACAGACCGCATCGCCGCAAGTATAACCGAGTTTGGGTTCAATCAGCCGATAGTAGTTGATAATAACAACGTTGTTATTGTTGGGCATGGACGGCTGGAGGCGGCTAAAAAGCTAGGGCTAAAAGAAGTGCCAGCGGTAGAGGTAGGTGAATTAACCGACGCGCAGATCAAGGCGTATCGCATTTTGGACAATAAGTTGCAAAACGACAGCGAATGGGACATCGACAATTTGCAGTTGGAGTTTGGCGTGCTTACCGACTTGGACTTTGACCTATCGTTTGGCGGGTTAGACGAGTTAAGCAGTTTGTTTGACAAAGAAGAGCCGGAAGTTGCCGAAGACGATTTTGAACCTGAAGAAATTGATGAGCCGTTTATCAAGCAGGGCGATTTAATCGAACTGGGGCGGCATCGGTTGTTGTGCGGCGATTCGACGAATGAAAGCGACTTTAATTATTTGATGAACAATCAAAAATCCGATTTATGTTTTACGTCTCCGCCGTATAACGCAAGCGCAAACACGCCAGACGGCGACGTTTTTAACGGCAAAAAGTCTAAAAAAATGTATGACGGAAAATACTCTGATGATTTGCCGAGTGAAGAATATGTGTCGTTCGCACAAAAAGTTTTGGGGTTGTGTTTCAAAAACACTTCAGGATTCATTTTTTGGAACGTTGGATACAACGCAAACGCAAAGTCCGAATACATCAAACAGATTGTTCCTTTTTTGGATCATTTAATCGAGCAGGTTTGCTGGAAAAAAGACAGCGCAATTCCGGTAAAGGGTTGTATGCGTCGAGCATGGGAACCGATTTTTATTTTTTCATCAACGAAAAAGTCACTTGAATTAAAAACCGTAGAAAGCAACCTATGGGAAATATCAAACAGAAATTGTCAAATGAAGAATCACAAGGCATGTTTTCCGGTGTCATTACCGTCGAAAGCATTTCAAATACTGTCAAAGTCCGAAACGGTTCTTGATCCTTTTCTTGGAAGCGGCACAACACTAATAGCCGCCGAGCAAATGGGGCGAACATGTTACGGCATGGAGCTGTCACCGAAGTATTGCCAAGTAATATTAGAGCGTTACAAGAAGTATTGCGAGGACAACAACAAGGCGTTTGAGTGCAAGATCAATGGCGAAGAATACAAAGCGTAGCAACGCTGGGCGACCGGCTAAAACGCTTGACGAAAAAGATTTGGAGGAGGTGCGAAAGTTAGCGGGATTCGGACTAACGGGTCGACAGATCGCGTTGGTCAAAAAGATGGACGAAAAGACGCTGATGAAGTATGCGGCGTCGGAGATGGAGAAGGGTAGGGCGGAGGCGCACACGTTTGTTGTCAACCAATTATTTCGCAATATAAAAGATGGTAAGGAAGCGAGTATATTCTTCTATTTGAAGACGCAGTGCGGGTGGACTGAAACACAGCGCATCGAGACCGACGTCAGTGTTCAGCATGTTATCAGCGCAAAACCGCTCGAGGAAGGGGACTGGGCGAAGAAGTGGACGGGTAAGACGATTGATATAACGGAGGGGGACGATGGACAAGAGGATTAAGCGGTTAGCCGCCGAGGCGGTGATGCAGTTATACGCCAGCGGCGCGATGAGTGAGCGGTATAGCAAGCTACACAAGCAGGATCTCTGCGATTTATACATGCTGGGATACTACCAAGCGTGTGCGGATAATGCGGTTGCGATGTCAACCAACCGCAAGAGCCGAGTGCGCCAGTGGCTCCGAACGATCAAGGGGTTGTTTGTTAAATTGGATGATGATGTGCAGTATGAGTACGATGAACGTGGTTGGCACTAGATGAATATATTGAGTCTTTTTGATGGTATGAGTTGCGGGCAACTAGCATTGCAACGTGTTGGTATTACTAACTATCGGTATTACGCAAGTGAGATTGATAAATACGCAATCCAAGTTACACAACACAACTTTCCAGAGACGGTACAACTAGGTGATGTCAAAGCAGTAAACGCCGATAGTTTGCCGAAAATTGATTTACTATTGGCAGGTAGTCCGTGTCAGGGATTTAGTTTTGCAGGTAAGCAACTTGCATTTGACGATCCACGTTCGCAACTGTTTTTTGAGTTTGTTCGCATTTTACGAGAGTGCAAGCCGAAGTATTTTATCTTAGAAAACGTGCGAATGAAGCGAGAACATTTGGACGTTATAACGGAACATGTCGGCGTTGAGCCAATACTAATCAATTCAGCATTGGTATCAGCGCAAAACAGACAGCGGTATTACTGGACGAACATTCCAAACGTCACACAACCAGCGGACAAGGGATTAGTATTGTTGGATATTATTGAAAACGATGATGTTGTGGATAGAGGCAAGGCGCATTGTTTAGACGCAAACTATTACAAAGGCGGCAACTTAAATAGTTATTTTAACAAGCATCGTAGGCAGTTAGTGTTTTGCGCCAAGTACGACAGAAAAAACGGCGTGCAAAAAGTAATCAATAAAGCATATTGCCTGAACGCATCCGACTATCGAGGTTTGAATCGGAATCAAGCGCAAACCGCAGTTTGCCGTCAAGTGGCATCTGCAATAGACATAGATGAGGGAATAATGTATCGCAAGTTAACCCCAGTTGAGTGCGAGCGATTGCAAACAGTACCAGATAATTACACGGCATGTGTCAGCAATACGCAACGTTACAAAATGCTAGGCAATGGGTGGACGGTTGATGTGATAGCGCATATTTTGCAGGGCATTAGATGAAGCAACAACCATATTATGAAGATGAGCATATTACGCTATATCACGGCGATTGCGCTGATATATTGCCGCATTTGCCACAGGTTGATCTAGTGCTTACCGATCCGCCGTATGGGATTAAAAGGTTTTCAAAAGGATTTGGGAATACTCGCTTCAAAGGTTATGGTGCTGAAAATAGTGGTATTTTATGGGATGTTGCGCCAGAGAGGAATGTATTAGATTTGCTATTGAACAAAGGTACTTGCTGTATCATTTGGGGAATGAACTATTTGGAACTTCCTCGAACCGAACATTTCTTGGTTTGGAGTAAACATCAGACGGTTGATAATTTTGCATCCGCAGAAGTTGCATGGACAAACATTAAACGCACAAAGGTATTTGATTTTTCTATACATTTACATAATAGACGTAAGTTTGGTGCGCATCCGACTGAGAAACCGGTTGAACTTATGAAGTGGTGCATTGAGTTAACAAAGGAAGCTGATTTGATCCTTGATCCGTTTGCGGGTAGTGGCACAACCTTGCGGGCGGCGAAAGATATGAATCGCCGTTGCATTGGTATTGAGCAGTCAAAAGAGTATTGCGATGTAATAGTTAAGCGAATGAAGCAACAGGTGTTAGCGTTTTAATATGAAGCAACAGGTCGTGTGGGCGCCTCAACCGGGAGCGCAACAAGCATACGTCGAGTGCCCATTACCGTTCATCGGGTTCGGCGGCGCTCGGGGCGGTGGTAAAACGGACGCAGTGCTGGGGCGGTTTGGCATCCGCGCTTGTGAAGACGGTAAGCGCAATATGGTGTTTTTTCGGAAAGAGTTGCCACAGGCGGATGACTTAATCGAGCGCGCAAAAGAGATATACATGCCGCTAGGCGCTGGTTATAACGGCATGAAGAACCAGTTTACTTTTCCCAGCGGTGCGCGCATACGGTTTCGACCGCTATTCAATGATGACGACGCGCAGAAGTATCAGGGGCAGAACTTGACGGACGCGGCGGTAGAAGAGGCGGGCAACTATCCCGATCCATCGCCAATAATGAAAATATTCGGATGTTTGCGCGGTAGCAAGACGCCGAACTTAACACTCACGTTCAACCCTGGGGGGAGTGGACATCATTGGCTAAAAGAGATGTTTATCAAGCAAGCGCCAAAGGGCATGGAAGTGCTGAAGATGAAACTACCGACGGGAACACAAGTGCCGTATGTTTACATCCCCAGTCGCATCCAGGACAACAAGAAGCTACTCGAAAAAGATCCGGGGTACATCGACCGCCTCCACCTAGTCGGTTCACCGGAGCTGGTGCGCGCGTGGCTCGAGGGCGATTTTGAGATACACGAAGGCAGTTACTTTCCCGAGTTTGGTCAACGGCATATCGTCAAGCCGTTTGCCGTACCGAAGCATTGGAATCGTTATCTCGGCTACGACTGGGGGTTTCGTTCGCCGTTTTGTGCGGTGTGGGGCGCTGTATCATCGGGCAAGGATGACGCTGGAAACGAGGTGCCGTACCCGAAAGGTGCTATCATCATTTACCGGGAGTTGTGGGGTAAGCAGGTTGAGAACACGGAACAGGCGCGGCGCATCGCTGAACTATCCGGGCGGGAGCAAGTGTTTACCGCGGCGGATACGGCGATCTTTAATGATCAGGGCGGTATATCAATCGGTGAGCAGATGAACAAGGTGTTAAGCGAGTACAAGCATCCTCCGCTCCAACCGGCAGACAAGGATAGGCTCTCCGGGTGGTCACAGATACGACAGCGGCTCATGGCAAAGCCTGCAATGCTATACTTTTTTTCAACTTGTCCGTATCTAATAGACAGCATACCATCACTGCAGTACGATCCACGAAAGCCAGAGGATCTGGACAGCACGGGCAATGATCACGGCGCGGACGCTGTACGATACCTCTGTAAAGCACGGATACTGGAGCCGACCTACAAGAAAGAGGTGGAGCCAATGCGGGGCGGTAGGATAGAGTTAGCACAGCTCATTAAGCAAGTTAAGCGAGATCGAAGGCGAGCCAAGATATGATGGACGATACGAACGAAACCCCAGGCATACAAAAGTTTGACGCAAGGTATTGGAACGCACAGATACAATCGGCGATTGACAGACACCAGCCGTTCTTTGACGCCGGGAAGGAATCAATCAAATTATACAAAGCAAAACACGAACTTACAGAAACCAAGCGCCGATTAAACATTTGGTGGTATTGCGTCAACACGTTGATGCCAGCGTA